GCAGGAAATGATGCAGGTTGTTGAGCAGTTTGGAGTTCCGACGTCGGAACTGGAGCCTAGCAAAGTCTTTGAAATGCTATCGCTCCCAGAATCCATCGACCACCAGGAACAAGAAAATAGTTTGCGAGATCGCAGTTGATTACTCGTATGATAGATTGAGGGACAAGCCCAGCGATCACTTCGCTAGTACGAGGCGAGCAACCTTGACCTACACCCCAAAAAAAATTTCTCCAAAAAAAGAAGGGGTTTAACAATCATTTAACTATCGTATGTAGTTTAAGCTGGGGTTTTAATTTTGAGGGCTTGAAAAGATGTTGTTTGACGTTGAAGAATTATAGCGGTTTTTTGCACAAACTAGCAAGATTTTTGACACCGCGGGGGAGGTGTGGCGGACGGCGAGAAGGGGTTTCCGAGTAAACGTCGAATACAGACAATAGAAACTTTGACAAAAGAAAAAAGCCACTCACATACCTTGGCGGGGCTGAGTGGCTAGAGCTGGGACTTGAACGACGCGGACGAGCGTTTAACGTTCAAGTTGTAAGGGTTAGTATACCCTTTGTATATCTAATATACAACACAAAAGGTGTAAACCCTTCCCAAAACCAACATTTTACTTGTTAAATATTCCGTAGTGGACAAGTAAAGAATACCAAGACCCTGCCAATATGAGGCGGGGTTTTTTATTGCCCGCCAGAGAGACCCAAGGAGGGCAGAAACAAAGTATGGATGAACGACTAAAGAACATTCCAGATGAGCTGAAGGAACGCAAACAGTGGGTGGTATGGAAAACGGCAATGACGAAGAATGGGCCATCAAAAGTACCGTTCCAAGTAAACGGGAAAAAGGCGAGCACCACAAACCCCAAAACGTGGACAACCTTTTCCCAGGCGGTGGAAGCATTAGAAAGTGGCCGATATGAGGGAATAGGATTCGTGTTTGCAAAGGACGACCCTTATTGCGGTATTGACCTAGACAAGTGCATTGACGGCCAGGGCCGATTGAGCATTGAAGCAGAAGCGGTTATTTCGATGTTTAGCGATGGCGCATACATAGAGTATTCCCCAAGCGGCAGAGGCATACACCTAATCACGAAGGGCACTAAACCAGGCCCTAGGTGCAGGAATAGGGAGATGGAATTCGAGATATACACCGAAGGACGGTATTTCACCATAACAGGAAACCTGCACAAGAATTCTTCGCCAATTAAGGAGCAACAGGCGAAAATAGACGACTTTTATAGCTGGGCATTTCTCCAAAAGAACCAGAGGAAGAAAGTTAAGCAGCAGGAGGAAAACGTGGAGCCTATACCTTCCAAAGTGGAGGATGGCGAATTAATTCGGACAGCCAGTAGAGCCGAAAACGGAGAAAAATTCCAGCGGTTAATGATGGGCGATATTAGCGACTATTCGAGCCAGAGCGAAGCTGATCTTGCCTTTGTGAGCATACTTGCCTTCTATACGCAGGACGAAGAACAGATTGCCCGCATTTGGCGCACCAGCGGCCTGCAGAGGGACAAACTAGATAGGGACGACTATGTAAACAGAACCATAAGCATGGCCCTGGGAACAAAGACAAGCGTTTACAGCGGTAAGCACAAAGAGCATAGCGAAGTTAAGACCGATATTCCCTATATCGAGTATTTGCGCGACCCCAAAATTGCCATTCGCTTGATGGAGCTGATGGGCGTTCAAGTGGAACAGCTGGGACAAGAATTCACTAACCCTATTGACCAAAGCAGAAAAGCAGCCCTATTCCTTCCCCATAATGAAGGCTTTATCACGATGGTAAGCGGCGAGATGTTTATCCCGCTGCCCGACTTATACGCCGCGCACGTTAAAGGAGAATATAAGCCACTCGGTACAGGCGAAAGGGCCTTGTGGTGGATCAGATTCTTGGTCGATGAAGGCCACTTAAAAGCACCCAAAGTATTAGCCAAGCCTTTACCAGAAGATGCACCAACAGGAGCAAAAAAGCTTTATGAGGGCTTTATTCGCTTGCTTGAAATTCGGACACTATACAACGCAGAGCAAACAGCGACACCTTATTCCTGGAGGTTTGCTGAAGGGTGGACAGGAACAACGCGACGGGAAACACAGCAAGGAATGAACTATCTATTGCAGCACAAGTATTTTGAAACTGTGGGCAAAACAACAAGCAGAACTAATCTATTTGAGCTAGGCCCAGCCAGCAAACAAGCCAACAATGAGGTTGAAGAAGCAACAGACAGTAGTGCGATCAAGATGAGCATACCCGATGAAGCGATCTTCTTCCATGATATTGAAGAGGTTGAAGAACTCTATAAGCAATACCAAGTAATGAGGTTATAGGTGATAACAAGAAAGAGTGTGTTCACATTCTTCCTTGTTACCACATAGCTTAAATAACCTAGTAGAGCTACTTTAAGGCATTAAAGCATTAACGAATTACCATGGTTCAACAACAGGTGGTGTCATCATCATCATCATCTTCTTCTTCTTCAGCCCACCTATTTATAAAGAGCCGTTTCACTACACAAACGGAAATTGGGGAAAGGATCGGTTGGACGCGTGAACAGGTTAAGCATTATATTGCCGTACTGAACACTATTGGTACAGAAGTTCTGAATTTGGCACGGGGGCATCAAGAAGGCCGTGTACCCGAAAATGGTACAACTGTACCGAGCGTTGGTTTAGGGATACCGGGTTAATTGGCAAAGTTGTGACACGAGTCTTGGATTTGGCAAGGCGACACCAAACGGGGCGTGTCACGGAAAATGTGACAACTGTCACTTTCACCGAGGGCTGGTTCCGCCACCGTTCTGGAAATCGCCAAAGAACATCAAAACGGGAGGGCGGAGAAAAAATCCGCCATGGCGGATTTCACCGAACGCTGGTTCCGCGACAGTGGCTTATATGCCCTATGCGAAAAGTACCAGTTACAGATGTTTTAGGCTTAGCAAAAAAGCACCAAACCGGACGTGTAACCGAAAAAGTTACAAATGTAACCTTCACCGAGGGATGGTTCCGCGACAGTGGCGGAAGGACTTCCTGAATAGCCCACAGACGCACCAGAATGGCCCAGGACAAGCGCAAAAACATAGGTGGATAAAAAGTATTACCCTAACCACTTCGGGGCCTAGAAACGGCTTAAAAACGCTTGGAGGTGTTGGATATGCCTAAAACCATACAGAAGGGATGGCCGTAATGAGTAGAATTTGCACGATGTGCAAGAAGAACTGTAAGCAGGTTATAGGGCAAGTGGTGAGCTGCCTAAAGTTTGAAAAGAAGGAGCGAGCGAGTAATGAAAAAGACAAAACCAGGGGGTGAGCTGAACATGGCCGAACAGAAGGCCAAAGACATTGTTTGTGCTTGCGATAAGTGCGGCCTTGCTAATTATCCATTCAAGACAGAGCTGGAGAACCTGGGGGTAATTAAGGGCTTTTATCGGTGTAAGCGGTGCGGTTGGAGTTATCTATTTTTTTGGCGGTAATGTTTACATTGTATGTGTTGTAAACAGAACAGAAGTTTGGTATAATTGATTAGAGGGGGGAAGAACCGATGGAAAAGCCAAAAAAGCACACAGGGATGATCACAATGATCCTTCACAACAAGGGATATGGTTTTGTTGTTAGTGATAAAGACGACAGCTGCCACTTTTTCCACCGTTCGGGGTGCATAACGGATTTTGGTGATCTGCGAGAGGGCCACGAAGTGGAATTCATGGTGGTGGATATTCCTCAGGGAACTAAAGCCATTGGTGTAACAAAGATTGACAACATACCCAAGTTGGACGTTGTCATTTGTTAGGCGGTGAGGGCATGAGTATATTCCAAAGACTGTTTGGACGGCCAAGACAACCAGACACTACCACTACAACCAGGGCCGAAGTATTGAGCGGCAGCCCAGCGTTCTTTACGCCATTTAGCGGGAACGCATGGGAAAACGATATTTACCGGGCAGCAGTTGACGCGATAGCCAGGAACGCAGGCAAGCTAAAGGGCCGCCATATCGTTAATTACCAGGGCCAGCGCAAGGACGGCGACCCTGTACTGACCAGGATTCTGCAGGTGCAGCCTAACCCGTATATGACGGCTTATGACCTGCAGTATAAGTTAGTTGTTCACTACTACCAGAACAACACTTCTTTTGCCTTCCTGCAGAAGGGCGGCCAAGGGAACCTGGAAGCAATATGGCCGCTGAAGCCTTCCAGCATGGAGTTTGTAACAGACCCGACTGGGGAACTTTATTGCAGGTTCATATTCGCAGGCGGTAGGACAGTTATTCTGCCCTTCCGCGATGTGCTGATCCTGCGCAGACACTTTAACAACAATGACCTGCTGGGGGACACCAACACGGCCATTCTGCCGACCTTAGACCTGGCCCATACGCAGAGCGAAGGCCTGCGGAACGCCATTAAGCAGGGCGGTACTATCCGCGGCATACTGAAATACAACCAGGTTTTGAGCGATGAAAAGCTGCGGGAAAGCAAGGAAGCATTTATCCGTGATTACTTGACCGTGGCCAATGAGGGCGGTATTGCGGCCCTGGATTCCAAGGCCGATTATGTGCCGCTGGAGATGAAGCCCTATTCTATTGACGATAAGCAGCTGAAGGCCATTAAAGACAAGGTTTACAGTTACCTGGGCATTAGCGAGGCCATTGTAACCAGCAGCTATGAAGAAAACGAATGGGCTGCCTTCTATGAGAGCGTTCTGGAACCTATAGCCCTGCAGCTGAGCCTGGAGCTAACCAGCAAGGTGTTTACACCGCGGGAGCAGGGTTTTGGGAACATGATTATTTACGAGAGCCAGCGGCTGCAGTACGCCAGCGCACAGAGCAAGGTAAACATTATCAAAGAGCTGCTGCCCTATGGCCTATTCACTATTAACGAGGCCAGGGAAATTTTGAACCTGCCTGCGGTTGAGGACGGCGACAAGCGGCTGCAGACCCTAAACGTTGTTAGTGCAGACCTAGCGGACAAGTACCAGCTGGAAGGTGATTTAGACAATGAGGGAACCAAAGACGAAAAAGACCCTGGAACAGATAATTAAGGAGCTGGAGGCAGAGCTGGATAAGGGGGAAGAAGCCGATGAAGGAAATTAGGATAGCTGAACTTCGGGCTATTGAAAGCCCTGTGAATGATAACGCTTTAATTCTGGAGGGCAGGCCCTTAGTGTATGACCAGCCCACGGTAATTAATGAGAAGTTTGGCAGCTTTACAGAAGTGATCCGCGCAGGTGCCCTGGACGGTGCCGACCTATCGGATACGCGGTTACTATACAACCACGATTTAAGCAGGATTCCGCTTGCGCGGACACCCAAAACAATGCGGCTGAGCGTAGATCAGGCAGGCCTGCGCATGGTGGCATTGTTGCCTGATACAGAAGAGGGCCGCAGCGTTTATACGGCAGTAAAACGCGGCGACCTTTCAGGCATGAGCATGGCGTTCGTGGTGGCCGATGGCGGCAGCCATTACGACCCGCGGACGAACACCAGGACTATAACCAAGATCAAGAAGATCCTGGAGTGCAGCGTGGTTCCGTTCCCTGCATACCCTACGACTTCGGTAGAAGCTAGGGCAGAGATACAGGGGGCCTGGGACAAGCTGAACGACCCTGCAAGAAAAGCCCTTATTATCAGGGCTAACCGAATACGATTAAGGAGTGTTGACATATGAGATTCAAGACTGTTCAAGAGGCGTTTAACTTTTACCGCCATTTTAGCGTTGAGGACATAGAGAAACGGGCCGCTGCCATTATTGACGAAGTGAATTCTAACCCAGAGGCCAACATTGAGGCCCTGAACATTGAGCTGGAGGCCCTGGAGCAGGTAAAGCAAAATTGGGAGGACAAGACGGCTGAAAAGCGCAGCCAGTTTAACCCCATTACTGGCATGAACTTCGAGCAGCCCAGGTTCACTAATGACAACGTGTTTGCTAGTGCTGAATACAGGAGTGCGTTCTTCAAGACCCTTTTGGGCCAGAAGCTAATGGATCAGGAGCAGCTGGCCTGGAACAGGGCCATGGAATTGGCAGAGAAGCGCGCTAACCAGTTTAACGTGGTAAGCGACAGCGCAGCGGTAATTCCTACGCAGACCCTAAATGAGATTGTTTCCAAGGCCAGGGACATGGGCGGCATTATTGCCGAAGCCAGACAGTTTAATGTTCCTGCCAGCTTGAAGGTTCCTATTGCTACTCCTATTGGAAGGGCAAGCAGGCACCAGGAAGGCCAGCCCGTGGAAACCCAAAAGGTGGGCCTGGCAAGCGTTACCTTCGCACCGCTGGAGCTGATCAAGGTTCTTTCCATGAGCGCAGCCGTTCGGCATACGGCCATTGACGCGTTCGAGAAGTACCTTGTGGAGGAACTGGCCACTTGCGCATTAGAGCAGATCGCTTATGAGCTTGTGAATGGCCAAGGTTCCGAAGAAGGTGAAGGCCTGGGAGTGCT